ATGGGTAATGCAACCCCTTAAAGAAAATACAACCGATAAATATTTGGACAAAAAATTTTGGCTGGATGCGAGTGATCGGTTGATGTATGAAGGCAAAGCACCACAGCTTTCTGCCACAAAATCAGCTCGTATGCCAGCATTCTTTGAACATGACAACAGGAATCTCCCTAGCTACGCTTAAGTTACATAACGACAGACTAGATAAGTTACTTACAAAGTTAGAAGAAAACTTCGGTTGGAAACCAATCCATCCCAAAGAAGATGTACAGACAATCATGTACCGTGCTGGACAAGCCAGCGTTATTGAATATATAAGATCCATTATGGACGAGGAAATTTAACATGTGTGCAGCAGTAGTCCCTATAATTTCAGCTATAGCTGGTGCAACTACAATTGCAAGTCAGCTTGGCATCATAGGAAATAGAAATCGATCATCGACACCAACACCAACAAGATCACAAACACCACCACCATCAGTCAGACCACCTGGACCACCTGCGATGGGAGCTTTGGATGATGAAAAATTAAAAAAACCAGACGAATCAATTAAGATTAAACAGAATGCAAAACAGAAACGAGATAAACAAACAGTTGCCAAAGGTTTATCAGGATTAGGTGCAGCTCCTGCTGTTAATACTGGCGTTAATGACACACCAAATTTAGGTATTAACGTATGACCGAGGCACGTACAAGATACAATCGACTATCCGCTGGTCGTTCTCAGTTCCTTGATACCGCAGTTGATTGTAGTAAGTTAACGTTGCCTTATCTAATTAAAGATGATATTAATGGTCCCGATCATAAAAAACTAAGTACACCATGGCAGAGCATAGGTGCCAAAGCGGTTGTCAATTTATCAGCAAAGCTAGGTTTAGCCCTTCTACCTCCTCAAACAACATTTTTTAAATTACAAATAAGAGATGACAAATTAGGAGTAGATTTACCAGCTGAAGTTAGAAGTGAAATGGATTTATCTTTTTCAAAAATGGAAAGGATGGTTATGGATTATGTAAACGCTTCAACTGACAGGGTAGTACTTAATCAAGCTTTAAAACATTTAATTGTATCTGGGAATGCATTAATATTTATGGGCAAAGATGGTCTCAAACACTATCCCCTTAACCGTTTCGTTATTAATAGAGATGGAAACGGGAACGTTCTTGAGATAGTCACAAAGGAACTTATAAGTCGTCAGGTTCTCAATGCAGACTTAGGAGAATCATTTCAACCAAGTCCGGTTGACGAAGACAAGTCTGATGAAAATGAAGTAGAAGTGTTTACCTATGTACGTCTAGAGAATGGACGATGGGTTTGGCACCAAGAAGTTTTCGATAGAATTATAAAAGGTAGTAGAAGTAGTGCACCTAAAAATGCTAATCCTTGGCTCGTTTTACGCTTCAATACCGTGGACGGAGAAGATTACGGACGTGGCAGAGTTGAAGAGTTTCTGGGCGACCTTAAATCTTTAGAAGGTTTATCACAAGCACTGACAGAAGGCAGTTCAGCAGCAGCTAAAGTTGTTTTTCTTGTTAGTCCTTCATCCACTACTAAACCAAAGACTCTAGCTCAAGCAGGAAACGGAGCAATCGTACAGGGAAGAGCGGAAGATGTACAGGTAGTACAAGTAGGAAAGACTGCTGATTTTAGAACAGCAGCTGAAATGATTTCTAGTTTAGAAAGAAGAATCAATGAGGCATTCCTTGTTCTACAGATAAGACAAAGCGAAAGAACTACAGCAGAGGAGGTACGCCTTACTCAGCTAGAACTCGAACAACAATTGGGTGGTCTCTTCAGCTTGTTAACGGTAGAATTTTTAATACCTTATCTCGACAGAACACTACATATACTTCAAAGAAATAATCAAATACCAACCATACCTAAAGATCTAGTTAGACCACAAATTGTGGCTGGAGTTAATGCTTTAGGTAGAGGGCAAGACAGAGAAAGCTTAACTCAATTCGTAACAACACTGGCTCAGACTATGGGACCAGAGGCGTTAATGAAATACGTAGAACCAGCTGAATATATTAAACGTCTTGCAGCTGCACAAGGTATAGATGTATTGAATCTTGTTAAGAGTAAGCAACAACTTGAACAAGAAATGCAGCAACAACAACAACAAATACAAGCTCAGGAAATGACTAAACAAATGGGACAACTTGCTAGTGCTCCTTTAATGGATCCAAGTAAGAACCCTCAGATGTTAGAAGAACCTGAAGAAGAACAACCACCTACTGAAGAATAAAATGGCTGAAACTTTAACATTAAATAATGATGCACCACAAGAAGAAGGGTTATCTGCTGAAGAACAAGACTCGCTACAAGTTGGTGAACAGTTAGTAACAGAACAACAACAATTACTTGCTGGTAAATATAAGAATGCTGAAGAATTAGAACAGGCTTACGTTGAACTCCAAAAAAAATTAGGAGATAATGATAGCGTTGCAGAGCAAGAAGAATCTAAAACTGAAGAAGAGAGGGTGAAGAAGAACCTACTGAAATAAAAGCCTACAATGATGATGGCTCAGTTAATTATGAAAGTGTAAAGGAAAACTATGGTGAGACTTTAAGTAATTTATTTAAAGAAAAGAATGTAGATCCATATACTATCTCTAAACATTTTCATGAGAACAACGGAAACATCACACAGGAAATGTATGACCAACTAATAGGTACAGGTTTATCAAAGCAAGCGATCGATTCATACTTGACTGGTAGAGCTGACGAGATGGGATACAACTCTGACTTACAGCAGTCAGATATTGACACAATTAAAAAGTCTGTAGGTGGAGAAAATGAATACAAAGCTCTTATGGATTGGGCTGGTCAAAATTTATCTCAAGATAGCATTGAATCATTTGACCACTTAATAAATACAGGAGATAAAAATTCTATACAGTTAGCAGTAGATGGCTTAGTTGCTAGATACCAAAATGAAAATGGATATGAAGGAAGAATGCTACAAGGTAAATCATCCAAAAGTAATACAGATGTATATGCAAGTCAGGCTCAACTCGTAGAAGCTATGAGTGATCCTCGCTATGACAGAGATCCCGCTTATAGACAGCAAGTCATAGCAAAGCTAGAAAGATCAGACATTCAATTTTAATTATGCCTAAAGGAAAAGGTACCTACGGAACCAAAAAAGGTAGACCACCAAAAAAATGAAAACAAAAGACTTAGACAACTTACTTAATTATTACCCCTACGAACCACCAGTACGAATTATGACAAACCACAACCACGAACATGACCAATGGCACATTGCTGAAGAGACAAACGGCAGAGTTGCAATGATTGGAATCATAGCTGCGTTAGGAGCATACCTAACAACAGGTCAAATTATTCCAGGAATTTTATAAATGGCTGCAATCTCATTAACTAGAGAAGGCACAACAAACTGGCAGAAGTTTTGCGAGTGGGTTACAAGTACTAACAACCGCCTCTATGTAGGTTGGTTTGGTGTGCTTATGATCCCTTGCTTACTAGCTGCTACTACTTGCTTTATACTCGCCTTTATCGCTGCACCACCAGTAGACATCGACGGCATACGTGAGCCAGTTTCCGGCTCCTTATTATACGGAAACAATATTATTTCAGGAGCTGTCGTCCCAAGCTCTAACGCAATCGGACTACATTTCTACCCCATCTGGGAAGCCGGCACACTGGACGAGTGGTTATATAACGGCGGACCATATCAACTTATTGTCTTTCACTTCTTGATTGGAGTACTTGCTTATGCAGGAAGACAATGGGAATTATCTTATCGCTTAGGTATGAGACCTTGGATCTTTGTTGCTTACTCAGCTCCAGTCTCAGCAGCTTTAGCAGTATTTCTTGTTTATCCATTTGGTCAGGGTTCATTCTCTGACGGCATGCCTTTAGGAATTAGTGGAACATTTAACTTTATGTTTGTCTTCCAAGCGGAACACAACATCCTCATGCACCCATTTCATATGCTCGGAGTTGCGGGTGTATTTGGCGGTGCTTTGTTTGCTGCTATGCACGGAAGCCTTGTTACTTCCTCAATCATTCGGGAGACCACGGAAACTGAGTCACAGAATTATGGATATAAGTTTGGTCAGGAAGGCGAGACTTATAACATAGTTGCTGCTCACGG